AACGTCTTTAAAATACCTTTAGCGTATGCCTCAGCAAGCTTTTTGTAATTTGCCTTGATGAAATCAGCGTCCTTTTTACTGTCAACAAATCCGCCCTCTAAAAGTACCGCCGGGGCTGCCGTTTCTCTGATAATCGCAAAATAGTCCGTACCGCCATTGCCAAGCTTAGTCTTAACACCTCTGCTCGACATGATTTTCTTTACTTCTGTATTAATATTGTTTGCCAACGTCTTTGAAGTACCTCCCACACGGCTGTAATATACCTCAAAACCCTGTCCGCCGCCTGCATTGAAATGAATATCCACCACCAAATCAGGAGCATATTTATTACACATTGCGACTTTACTGTCCATATCCGTATCAATATCCTGAGTACGTGACAGCTTAAAATCAACTCCGTATTTGCTTAAAATTTCAGACAGTGCAAAGGCTGTTTTCAGTGTATACTCTTTTTCGACTATATACTTAACCGCTCCGCTGTCTGTTCCGCCATGCCCTACTCCTATAAATACTTTTTTACTCATTATTATTTACCTCATTTCTTAAATTTAGATATAAAAATGCACCCTGTAAAATCAGAGTGCATATTGACATATTATGCCGATTATAGTATAATAATGTTTATGGGCATACCTAAAACGGTAGGCGGTTGTTCCCTCCTTACGCCATAAACTTACTTATCGTCCCCACAAGGGCAGGCGAAATAAGCAGGCAAGGAGGTGATAGATAATGGAATCAATCATTATCTTCTTAATCCTTGTGACTCTTAATGAAGTTATCAAGAATATAAAGAAATAAACCGCCCAGTCTTCCAAACATAGCGGTTTATTAATAACCAATATGAGGGAGCGACCGTCTATCGGTATGCCCCTTTTTTATTATTATACATCAATTATGGAAATATGTCAACTGTTTATCTTAAAATTTCAGTTTTTATATCCCATTAGCAACTTTGAACCTACAATTAATGTGGTAGGATCACCTTTTTTTGAAAAGCATTTAGGGTTGTTGTCAATCACCCATTGGACAGATTTCCCTAATGACTTATAATTATTGTTAACAAGTCCCCATACTGTATTTCCTTTTTTTACAGTATGATATACGGCTTTATTATCTCCGCTCGTTACTTGTTTTGTGCTTTTTGAAGTAGTAGCTTTTGTTGTAGTACTGCTTTTGGTCTGCACATTTGCTTTATCAACCCAACCATAAACTTTTCCCCCATCATTTGAAATTAAATGATAGGGGTGCTTATTAGTATTGATAATCGTTACTTTACATGTACTTTTTCCCCTGTTTGCCGCAGGCTGAGAAGCAGTTGATGATACATACACGTTTCCGCCTGTAAAAATGACAACATCACCTGTTTTTATAGATGTCGATTTAGGCGTTGTCGATGTCTTATCAGTATTGTTGTTTGATTTTGTTGAGGTTGATTTATATGACGGTTGTGCAATCCTTACAACTCTAAGAGTCATATCAAAATCGCAGCCACCTGCTATAGTGTTCGGGTGGCTGTGGTTAAATGATTGAATTTGCATATTTACAACACTATTTCGTCCAATGTATTTGACTAACGAGCCGTTTTGCATAAGATTTTCAAGACCTACTACTATTGCATTGGCAGGCATGCTCCCTACTTTTACTATTTTGCCCGTCAGGGAAATTTCCTTTGGCGTTTTTCGTATGGTATCCGTAATGTCCAGTCCCTTTTCTACAGGATGTGTTGTGCTTTCAATACCGGACGTAACATTCTCCTCAGTTACATGGACATAATAATTATTTATTAATGCCATTATTATACCTCCCTTACTGTAGCGTTTTTACTTTCATAGCTTGAAAAAGTTTCCTCCAACGCTTCTGAAATCCATTTTTTCACCTTTCTTGCCATTGTTCTATCATCATTTGTTCCGGATATAGTCAAATTAAATGTCGGAGAATATGTGTGATTTTCAGATGTCGTGCTTCGGCTGTAGTTTGCAGGACTTGCAGAAGGAGCGTATCTGTTATTATCATCGGGAATTGCAGTCTGCCCCATTTTATCGGCTGTCTGTTGAATCTCAGGCAATGTACTCTTCATACCGTTAATCTGCCCCAGTCCGGTATATACACCTGTCTTATACAGCTCTCTGGACGGCGAATGTATATCAAGTGCATTATTCATGGTATTCTTTACAGTCTGGGCGATAGACTGTGCTGTGGATATAAGTCCACCACGTCTGCTTTCCATACCGTTAATCAGACCATTCATTACATTTACACCTGTAGAATACAAATCTAGCCCATCAATACTCGACTTCATTTGAGACATTGTTGAAACAATGCTGACTGACATAGATTGTACTATTATAACAGCCTGTACGCTCATGGTTTTCAAATTAACAATTACAGTAGTTGACATTAACTTTGATATCAAAACAACTGATTTTTGCATTCCCGAGATGTGCTGACAAGAAACTTTATTCATATTTGAGAAAGCCAAAATAACTGTTTCAGATATATTTTCCGCAAATGAAGCAATTGTGCTAGAAGAATTTTGAAGCGCGCCATCGTTGACTTTCAATGTAATCTCTACATCTGCGTTTCCTGCCGAGGTAATCTGAGACGCCATTCCGCTGGCTGCTGAAACAGCCGTACCTGAATTAGCATTAATTGAATTTGCTATTGACGTTGGGACATTAGCTCCGCAATTACTAGCATTAATAGCAATCCCGTCAAGCGCCATGTTAGTATCAATTGCCATTGATGACGCTGCATCAACTGGCAAATATGCACTTGATGACATGCTTTCTGCCAACTGGCTGTTCATATCAAATCCATACACCGCAGTATTTGTAACAGAGCCAAGGTTACATTTTATCTGCTGAGCTACAGAACTGACAGCAGAAATAGGAGCACTCGAAGATGATGAAATTCCAACAGCTAAAAGATTATTGGCTGTTGTCCCATAACTGCCAACTCCGTATGTAATGTTGCTGTATGCTTCATTCGTGCTAGTTGCTGTCAATGCCGCTGCATCAGCTGACAGATATGAATTTGTTGAAATTCCTGTTGCCAATTGGTTATTCATATCCAATCCAGTAGTTTCTAAGTCAACTCCTTCGCTGATTCCATCAACATAGCTTTTACCCGTACTGGTGCCAAGTGCTTCTAATTCTTTGGCCGCATCACCCCCATCACCGCCCGTAAACAGTGATTTTATACCTTTCCATACGGATTTTCCAACGTTTTTTATGCCATTCCATATACCGCTTATCAGTGACTTTATTAGATCCAATCCTACCTGAAGCCAGTCAATACTAAATATTCCCTTAATAAACGCACCGAATATTTGGGGTATTGCGCCTAACAACTGTGGTATTGATTGTATTAACCCCACTGCCAAACATATAATTAACTGTATCCCTGCCGCTATTATTGTAGGCAGCATTTGTACAATACCCTGAATTAAACCTACTATGAGTTGTATGCCTATTGTTATAATCTGTGGGAGCATAGAAATAATCCCCTGCACAAACATAATAATAAGCTGAAATGCTGATTGTATAATCTGTGGCAACATTGATACAATACCATTAATCAAATACATTATCATCTGTATACCTAAATCAAATATTGTAGGGAAATTCTGAATGATGGCATTAAAAATACCATTAATCAATTGTAAAATAGCTTGTAGTATTAACGGCACACTTTGCATCAAACCCTGCACAAATGCCACTATAAATTGTATTCCGGCTTGTATAATCATGGGCAAATACATAACTAATCCGTTAATGAGTGAATTTATTATTTTTATTGCTGCCTGAACAATTACCGGTAAATTCTGTACTATACCCTGCATTAACATTTGAATAATCTGTACGCCTGCTATTATCAGCATTGGCAGCATTTGCATTAAACCATTTACCAACGCATCTACTATTGCAGGAATCATTTCAATTAAATTCGGCAACGCCGCTAATATTCCATGCACTATCCCTAATAATAATTCTAGTCCTGCCTGTAACAATTTCGGTATCGCATCAACTAATCCAATTGCCAACGCATTAATAATTTCAATAGCCGCATTTAATATTATTCCGATGTTTGCATTAATGCTATCAACTATAGTACTTATAATCTCTATCCCAATATCTATTAATTGTGGAAACACCTGCGAAAATCCCTGCGCAAACGAAGAAAAGATTTGTGAAACACATGTAATTAAATCTGGTAAAATTTGAATTATTCCGCCTATTACACTTGAAACAATTTCTGTTAACGTACTCATTGCTTGCGGCAGAAAATTTGTTATTTTCTCAGTAACAGATTTTATACCGTTTATTACGAATGGGATAAAATCTGATAATTTTCCGGACAATCCATCAACAAAGCTATCAACTGTTCCACTGCCGTTTTTAAATATCATAAACATAATAGCTGCACAGCTTGCAACAATGCCTAACGGACTAATCAAAAAAGATAACGCTTTGCCAATTTTTATTAATTTGCCCGCTCCTACTATTCCACCTATAGCAATAGCTATTCCCTGAAAAGCTGATTTAACAACTTCCTTATGAAGTGAAATATAGTCAATAATCTCCATTAGACCTGTGAAGAACGGAGAATTTCCCGCTAACTTATTCAATCCGTCAGCGCCGTTTTTTAAACTGCCAATTACTATAATTAACTTTTCAACACCCTGTTCTATTTTATTGAAAAGCGGTACGCAAATCTTTTCGGCAAAGTTATTAATAACTTCACCCATGGCGGTAACATCTTCTTTGTTAGACTTTCTGAAATCTCTGAATTTCTGTATTGCGGGCTGCAAACCACTGGCGATTCCCTCACCAAGCGGTAAAAATATACTGTTTGTAGCAAATGATTTTAAGCTTGTCAGCATATTACCGAGATTGTTTGACAGTTTCTCCATCGTACCGTCATAACGGCTGAATATTTTTTCAACCTCAGTCCAAGTTTGAGTTATGTCCTCTCCAGATTCTGCAAGTTTTTCAATCTTTGTTCTATCCTCACCGGAAATAGCACCCATTTCCTGTAATCGTGAAGTCATTTCGCCTACTGTACGACCTGATTTCATGGCGTCATACAATCGCCCAGTCCACAAAGCCACATCTTCAAATTGCTGTCCTGTTCCTGCCGCAACATCACCGATTATTCGTAAGCTGTCTCCTGTGGAAAGCGCATCACCTGTAAACACTTGTAATTGCTTACTAGCCGCAAAGATTTCATCACGGGTAAACGGTGTCATGCCTGCAAAATCAGTTAATTCACTTACACGTTCATTCGCCTTTTCTGCACTGCCAAGAAGAACCTCAAATTGTGAAGTAATATTTTGACGGTCAACTACAATGCCCACTGACTGCTGTACGACAGCGCCCGTTGCAACACCTGCAACAAGACTTTTTATGTTGAACAGCTTTGAAGTTATAGAATCTGCGGCACTGCTTATATTACTAGCCACAGATTTAATTTTACTTCCAACATTACTAAACGCAGTTTTAATATTTGAAGCTACTTTTTGCGCACCTGAACCCAAGCTTTTAAATCCCGATAAAACAGAACTTGCACCGGATTTTATACTTGACAAGCCGGATTTTATTTTGTCAAAGGTTATGCTTTTTATAGATTTTTTTATGCTCTGAAATCCGCTTATAGTTTTTTCAAACCCGACTTTTCCGATACTTTTCAAGGCAGTGACAAACCCTCTTGCGCCTGTTTGACCTCTTGATAATGCGGAGTATACCTCCTTAATATTGCTCGATAAATTTGACATCTTGGTTTGCGCTAAATTTTTAATTTTGCTCGCTGTTTCAGAAATCTCGTTTTTAATGTTTGAAAATCCGTTTTTTACAGTGCTCAGCGGATGAGCCAAAGCGTTCCCTAAAGATTTAAAATTGCCTTTTAAACTTTTAATTCTTTCGTCAAATCTTTCGATAGATTCTGTAATACTGGAAAACTTCTTGACCGATTCTGTTGCCTGTTCTGCACTCTTTTTTACACCATCAATTCCCGATGTATCAATGCCAGTAGAAAATTCTCCTTTTACGCTTTTAACGCCGCTTTCTAATTCTTTTATAGTTTCTTTTGCTTGTTCTGAACTACTTTTCATATCCGTGATTCCCGATGTATCAATGCCGCTAGTCAATGATTTTTTTAAATCATCAACGGGCTTTGGTAATCCCTGAAAACCCTTAAATATTTCTTCTTTAAAATTTTCAAGCATTTTTAATGAATCTCTAATTCCGCCGTCATCAATATCAAATTCCACACTTACAACATCTTCTCTAATCACATTTGCCACTGCATCACCTCCTTTACTTCTTTTTCATGGATTTATTTATTGCTTCAATCTGTAAATCCAATGCCATATTAGCCTCGTCTATCTCATCTTGTGTCATTTGATGAAAAACTTCATTGTATGTAAAATGACATATATCACTTAACACCAAACGCCACATATCCCAATGGGATTTTACCTTACTTTTTATCTGTTGTTTCGTTCTTGTCTCGAAACTTACCCTGCATTACCTGATGACCGAAATTTATAACTTCATTGAATGTTTCAAGATTATCAAAATCATCAATTGTTAATCCCTTTGGTTCAACAATTACATTTTCCAATATATACGTATTCAATTTTTCAAGACTCGTATTTTGTGAATTGGCTATATAACAATTGTCAATCGCTCGGAAGTTTTCTGAAAGACCGTTAAACTGAGCCACATACTTTACACCGTCAATTGTTTTTTCTCTTGTATAAAATTTATTCTTTTCCATAATAAAATCCTCCTAAAATATATACAGACGGCAAACGCCGCCTGTTATGTTATTTATTTTTAATTAATTATTCAACTATGAAATCATACACCTGAAA